TAATAGTCTTACCTTCTTGTACACTATAAGTTATTCCACTACCTGATGCTGGAGTGATTGCGGGTGTATAAGAAATATCTTCTTTATAATCATCTAATGTATTAGCATTAGAACTGGCTATTTGAGTAGATGGAAATTTATGTTGTGATACTTCTAATTGATTAAAAGTAGTAACATCTCCAGTAATACTAGATTCAAATAATTTATTAGTTTCATCATATCTAATATGTCTACCAGCCATTACGTAATACCTCGTGCCATCCAACTTACAGGATAATCAATTCTTATACCTGCGCTATCATAAGCAAATACATAAAACTCAGTCGGATTAGGTATATCTACGAAATCATAAATAGCATAAACAGGTTCAAGAGAATCAGTAGTTAATATGATAGAATTTATATCTCTAAAATCTTTATTAAATTCTACTACAGTACCATCAACATCATCTTTATCTGCTTGAATTAACCCCGAATCAGTTTCAACTTTAATATTAAGATTAACTTGTAATTCATAAAACTCCATCAAAGCAGTATCATCAGATCCAGTAAAATCAAAATGCGCCTTAACATATCTAACTGATGGTGCAAATACTGATCTACCTACTACTGGAGTACTATAAGTAACATTATCATCACTATAAGAAAGTTCGATATCTATTGTTGTAGTACCACTAATCTGATTCTGATTCCAAATTAATGTTATTATAATTCCATCAAAAATCGCGCCGAAATCAAAAATCTTCTCATAACTCCCTGTTAATGGAGTAGGTTGAATATATAATGGATAATCCGCATCTATCTGATCTTGTATATGCGCCCAGCTATTATCAACAAAGTGTTCCTGCCATGTTTCTACGGTATTTACATTACAAAGTAATCTACTATCATTAATAATAGTATTAACTTTAGTCCCATTTAATGTTGAATCATCTAATGTTGCTAGTAAATCAAAATCAGGGGGTTGTCTAACTTCAACTGATATAGATGATTCAGGTCCAATATTACCAGCTATATCTATTGGCTCAATTGAATATTCAAAAGTACCACCAACTGATTCAAATATTACAGTAAATGTTCCATCTTGTCTACCAATTAATATACTATCCCTATAAATATTAAAATAATCAATAACAAACGTACTAACTGGTTCAGTCCACCTAAATAATACGTTGTTATCAATTACTTCTGCTGTTATAGTTATATTACCAATTGGAGGGACTATGACATCTAATTGCAATGCTTCCATTGATTCATTGCCATCAAAATCAATTCCTTTAATCCAATAAGTAGTAGTTCCAACTGGTAATGGATCAAATACTGCACTGAGAGTACTACTAGTTAATATAGAACTTGCATCATCCCATCCAGTTCCACCTATTTTAATCTCATAACTAAAAATAGATGTATCAGGTTGTTCCCATCTTAATATAACATTTCTAGGAGTAAATGAGTAAGTAAATATAGTTACGTTAGGCGCGATAGGTAAACCTGATTCAGGTATAGCATTAATTTCTGATCTAACCGTGGCTAAAGTTTCATCTAAATTTTCTAATGCTTTAGCTATAGCACTTAAAGCTTCATATAGTTTTGGTTGCTTTAATTGTAGTCCATTAATTAGACTACGTATGCGATCAACTTCACTCATAGCATTAGCTTAAAGGTCGTGCTGACCAAAGTGGCGACATATAATAAATAATTTCTCTAATTTCAAAGTGCTCATCAATACTAGTACATTCCATTCTAAGTGACATTTTCTCACCAACATAATTAATCCATCTAAGAATTTCTCCACCCGGAGTAGCTGATAAAGTAAAATTAGGTGGAGTTGTTACATTAGAATCATCTTCCCCACGTAATTCAGGAGCAATACTACCAGAACCTAAAATTCTGAATGAAATGGCATTAAAATGATTTATATAACCATTATTAGTTTTTGGAATTAATCCGGTTTTAAAAAAACTATTAATTGCTATATTATCATCATTAGTAAAATCTGCCATCTGATAAATATTATCACCAGCAATTTTGAATATTGGGGTATTATTTACAACATCAATAATAATTGAAGTTGGCAAAAATGGAAATTGCCATATTGACCATTTGACTTTAAATGGATCAAATCCTTCTGATAAATCACCAATTAAAACATGACTAGGCGATGTAGCTGCGCCAAGAGGGACTGATATATATATTAAATCATTTATTGGGTCATACAGTGTTTGAATGGTATGAAAATATAAATGATTAATATCATCTCTCCATAAATCTTCTATATGCCATGTTAATTCTGGAGAACGAAATGAACCATCAAACATTACCAATCCACCCCTGTCAGCCATAAAAAACTTATCGCTATGGCTACCAGAAGAATCAAGAATGCTAGATATTCCATGTGGCCCAGTTCCAATACCCTTATCTAATACTATAACATCCCATGTATTAGGATCTTGCTCATTATCACTTGTAATATAACTCTTAAGATTTTTAGTTATTCCTAATAGATCGCGCGATTCAACTACATTAGTAATACCACCCGCTTCTGTTGGATCTACTACAACTATTGATGTAGCTGCATCCATTACTTCAGGTTCGGCAGTTTTACTAATACGTAATATAAATTGTGCTCCATCAAAATTACCAACTACAAGTCTATTACGATATGAATTAATTACTAGACCTGCTGGTATCTCATCTAATACATCAAATAGATAAAGAGCAGATGCAACTAATTGACTATCATAAAAATTAATAGTAAGAGTAGTTGTTGAATTATCATTAATAGTTCCTTCGGGAACAAAAAAGAATTCATAACCAAACTGATTACCATTATAATCTTGAATAGCCGCGGTCGCAATTATATGTCTCTTGGCTATTCCGGCTGGTCCAGTAGGTATACTACTTAAATCTACTTTTTTAGTTCCATCAGCATCAACAGAAACAAATAATGTTGGACCAGGTTTAGTTAAAAAACCAGATGCAGTTTCATATACAACTGCAAATAAATGAGTACCATCTTCAACATTACCTGCTGTTGCACTATTTGCTGCTATTAATGTACCACTCGGTTGTGCTCCTCCAGCACTACGCATAGTAGTACCATCCCATACTCTTACTTCTTCATTAGCTAATCCTTTAGTACCATCATGAGGAGAGATATATACGCGATTATACATATTAACCGCAGAAAAGTCAGTCATAGCTGCGATAGTTAGAATTGGAGTGCTTATATTTGTACTATCATAAAGATTACCAGAATCATCAAGAATAAGTAAACGTGTTGCTTCGTTAATTCTTTTATATAAATGTATTCTTTTAACAGTTCCAGTTGCTAATATTTCTTCACAACCTTGACGAGTTTTAAATCCTTTTTCAGTATAAACAATATTTAGGCAATCCTGAAAAAATTCTGGTGGACATGAATCAGCATCACCACCACGTCTCCAAAGTCCTTTAAATTTCCTAATTGGTTTTGGTGTATATTCTTCAATCATAGTTAGTTATGTAGGCTGGCTACTAAATAATTAATAACCAGCCTACAACCTAGTGAATTCTAATTAACTAAATTAAAGAACACCATTACGCTGACCCCAAGTACTGAAGTGTTTAACCAGAATTGCTTTAGTTGCAGTAGTTGTACTACCAACTAATAATACTGGAGCAACTTCTTCATCAACATCAAGTGCAGTTGTAATAGTTCCAATAAGAACTTTATTCTTAAAAGCCTTCATAGTTCCATTAGCAAGTACTTCAACACGCCATCTCTGATAAACACCAAATGCTGCACTATCAACATCAGTATCAACAGCACCCATTGCAGTATCAGTAACTAAAATAGTAGCTGCTTCATCTGACTTATTATGAGGCAACATAATACCAGCTGCATCAGTAAGTCCAGCATCAAACATCATTCCTGCAACATCATCCTGAACTAATGTAAGAGTAACAGTAGCACCAGTAACAGGTGGATCTAATGCATCAGCAGCAGTTCCAATAAAGCCTACAAAAACACGACGTAATGTGAGAGCGGCATCAACTGCAAATAATGCATCAACAACCATAGGACCATGTGCATCAGGCTGAAATGGAACTGATGTAGTTAATCCAACACCAATAGCTGCTACGTGTGCGTTCTCATCAGTAGTTGTTAAAGTTCCAATTGCCCCATCTTCCGCGATTGCAACAACAAATCCACTATCAGTTTCAGCTAATCCCTGCCCAAAGATTTTAATACCAGTAGCAGGATTAGTATATAATGCAGCTGTATCTGAAACTACAATACCAGCACCATCACGAAAATCAGAATGCCAAGAAAGTAAATTACGCTGAAATAAATTTACAGGAGTCCAATAAACCCCTTGTGCTGAACCTTCATTGATATATAACACATTACGATAATTATCAATAAATGTTGCACCATTTTCTGCATATCCATAACCATCTGCACCAGCTGCACCACTAATAGGTGCTCGATTTTCCGTAATAGTATAAACACCATCACGAGTCATTGCAGCTAACATTGCCTGAATGTTTGCCCACATAATATTTGCTCCCTTTTAATCTACTTACTTTGCCTCCCAGGCCCGATTTATTAATTCATGATTCATTAATTCATGACTCATATTATCTATTAAATGCACGAAAAGGTTTACGTCTTGCTGGTAACTGTTGTGTTGCCTTAATTTCTAAGCTAGTTATAATAGATAAATCAGATTTAGCCTTACCATCAAATATTCCCGCTCTAGTTTGATTACCACCAATTACTGATGCCGCAATTGCAGCTGTTTTAGCTGCCATAAAATCTAAACAATCATTAATACGAATTAAGGATGAACCAGTTTCTAATGCCGGAAGTGACTTACGATATTTAACTTTAACCTCCCTATTAGTATTGGCGCCTCTAAATTTAATAGCATTCTCACGCCAATTCCAGAAAAGTAATGTATCAGTTTTATCTATTTCAGGCTCCCAATCCGTTTTAGTCATGGAAATAAATTGTTCAGATGAGCCTTGTGCGCGCTCAGATAATGATAATGGTAATATTAAATCAGCTATATCAGTCTCATCTAATTCAGGATTATCACCAGATGCTATAGGTAAAACAGAAGAAATTTCATTAGTAACTTGTATATTGTTTAATGTTAATTCCTTTTGTGCTTCTCGATATGCCTGTTGAACAAAAGGTAATAAAACAGAATCATGATATAATTGATCTCCAACATCATTAAGAAGAACACGTGCTAATGCTGTAACATCTGAAACAATCATTTGTTAGACCTTTACAAAATTATCCTTGTTCTTCTGGTATATTTCTTTATTAAGAATAAATCCGCATGAACAAATAACTGATTCAGGATTAATAATCTTCTGACACATTGGACAATTAGCCATATCCGCTACAGTCTGTTCAATATCCCATTCTTTCTTAAGTTGTAATGCACGTGATGCTTTACGCTGCAAATCACTAACAACACCAGGGGATTTAATTTTAGCCCAATCTGTATCTGCACGCTTAACTAATGCAATAAACCATCTCTTTTGCTGTTCTCTAGCAACCTCAAGTTTTTCTTTATATTTAAGTATAATTTCTGCTTTAGATACTTTACCACGTAACCAAAAAATTCCAGGTTGAGCAGCACCGGGTTCAACTTCAATAGCTGATGTAATTTCATCTCTGACAATAGCTAATGCTAAATCATCAGCTGGAACTACACGACTAACCCATCCATCACCTTTATCACCAGCTTCATTACCAACATAAAAATGAGTGATCGCGCGTTCTACGTATAAAACATTAATATCAGTTAATGGATTATCTGCCGCGGGTACATAAAAATTACCAGGGGACATATGTGGCACATTCTTATTAATAGTAAATGGCGCACAAGATACAACAGTACAGACATCAGCATCACTCATTTTATTTATTCCCTTCAAAAGATTTGCCGCCAATAAAAACAGGTTTGACTATATTTACAAATTGGTTTTTATATTCCTGAACTCCACCACCTATATCTAACATTTCCTCAAACTCTTTTATTTCTTTCTGTTTAATTTCTTCTTCAGCACTAACCCAATCACTAAGAGTTCGTTTGATACCCTCTAATTTACTTTTAATAACTATTTCACATACCGGCCAAACGGGATAAAGTGGATTACGATCTTTATCCATAAATGTCCATATAGGTTCATATGATGACGTTTCAAACGGGCGATCTGGAAAAGTCCCATAGAAAAGCTGCTCTAAAACGTGTTTACTTTTAATGTAACCATATTTTGGAACTTCTTTTACTCCAGTGACTTCTCGTAAAAATATATCCCCATAATATTCTTCAAAAATCCCATATCTCTTTTCATATTGAGTATCACTAAATACAATACGAAATCTAGAACGGCCATCAATTTCTTTACCAAATATACTAGTTAATCTTTTATTTAATACTTTTATAGTTTCCATATATTGGAGCTAGGCTAATAATTTATACTAACCTAGCTCCCCTCTTAATTCGATGCTATTAGCTTAATATCCGCTAGGAATAGCTAATGCATCAACATAAGTACAAATAGCAGGATTATTCACATAAGTATTCATACCAGAATGGAGATAGAAAATATCTGATGCGGCCACGCCACCATCAACATCACGAACTTCAAAGAATTTACGACCCTGCTTATCGGTATAATAACCAATAGGCTGTATTTCACTACGACCCCAAACTGCCTTAAAGATAAAATCAATTCTCTTTTTATTCCAAGAGAATGATGGCTTAACTGGAGCACCAGCCATCTGCATATTAGAGCCGAAATACATATTCAGCCCTTCATCCTTAGTAGTCTTATTAATAACAGATACTAATTGACCACCACGTTCATATGCATCTACCTGACATGGATGCATCCACGCTTCCACACCAGTCATTTTATCAATACCAACACGATTACCAGACTTATTTAATGCCTGACGTGCAAATGGTAAAGCAAAAGCAGCATCAGCAGCATTTACTCGATTTGCTCTAATCTGTGGTAGAGTAGCTCTATCAAGACTAAGCCAAGTACCAGTAGATGCATCTGAGTGATGATATTTTACACCATATAAAGATACGGGTGGAGTAGCTGTAAGACCAGCAACTACAACTTTATCCGTTGCAATCGCGCCTGAAACTTCACCATTAAATCTAACCTGTTTACTACCAATATCATACAAATCAATTGGGGCTTCACCACCAGACGAAGCACCAGAAGTAAATGTACGACGAGTAGTTAATGCAGCATTATAAACAGAATAAAAATTGGTATCGCGTAGTAAACGAATATCAAATCCATCACCACCCGCACCAACAGCATCAGAAAACGTATATGTATCTTTAGATGAAGCATTAGCTACAGCAGTAATTGTACCTAATACACCATCTCCACCAGTCATAGCTAAAGAATCCATATGACGACGATATTCAGCCATTGATGTGCTAACAAGATGCCTAAATGTATTAAGAACAGCCTTACGAGCGGAATCAGTACTCATATCCGCTTTACGGGTCCATTCAATACCCATCTTGTTATGGACTACAGGAAGTAAACCCTTTTCAAATTTACTACCAGTACCACGGCCTAATCCCCCACCATCAGGATTATAATGCCCAAACTTACCACCAGACTTTACTTCTAATGGAACACGCATATCACGACTTGATACTTCAGTTGCAGGTCGTTTTAAAAGACTAGCAATAAAAGTACCTTCACGTTCAAATAATAGAGCTACTTTAGGATCAGTACGCTCAAGTTCGTTTGCAAGCACATCTGCTTCATCTGTTGGCATTGCTTTTTCCTATTCTATTTACCTTCCTTTGTTTTAATAATAATATGTTAATATATGATCAATTGTTATTTTTCGTTCTATTACTAAGCCCGCGCCACCAAGCGGAATAAGTGGACTTCGCTTTTCATAGAATTACTTAATAACTAATCTGATGCCAAAATATCTTCATCACTAGTTTCATTCCAATTAATCTTTTTAGGATCATTTGGAATTGATGAGTGAGTTCTGCCGCGATTACTACTTGTATTTATTTCTCGTTTACGTTCTATCTTTTTTCCATTTTCTAAATTTGGTGCTTCACCTCTAACATTAGCTCTAATACTAGGCATTACACGACGAGCTTTAGCTAAATAAGTTTTAACAATTAAGTTTTTACTATCTTTATCAAACCCATTACGAGCAGCCCGTTTCCATAATGCTGCCATCTGGCCTTGAAATGCTTTATCTTTTACGAGTGTTGCACCAACTCTAGCAATAATTTTATCAGTCAAGGCTTCTTTAACAAAATCATTGTAAGTATTATCTGGGTCTAATCCTGTTTGAATAAGTTCAGTTAGTTTCTTTCTAGAGAAATCATGAATAACTTGTTCATTTTCCTGAATACGTTGTGTATGAATTTTATTACGTTCACTAATTATTTCTTGTTGTTCCGGTGTAAGTTCTTTTCTACCAGTATCTAGATTAGGAACATCATCTTCATTAAACACAAACTGTGAAATATACTTAACTGCTAAACCAAGATTCTTATCTCCACGTTTATCTGCAAATGCCTTAGCGGAAGAAAGAATATGAGCAGTTACTCTGTCAGTTACAGCATAATACGCTTCTTTATTAGATTCCTGTAATGCCGGTAAAAAATTAATAGCAAAGTCCTTTAATGATTCTTTACCAGTATCTTGTAATGCTCTAATAAGTTCAGTTGGATCACCTTGCAAGGTTGTACCTGCAATTTGATCTAACATATCAGCTTTTTCTTTAGCTTCATTAGCTTCTTCAATAGAACCAAAAGCCTTATCATATTCCCGAACGCGGAAGATAGCCTCTTTTAATTCAGGATATTCTTTAAGAATTTTTGGATATGATTCCTTTAATGCCTGAATCGAAAGTTCTTTTGGTTCAACTGTTTCCTTATCATCCGCTTTATCGTCTTTCTTTTCTTTCTTATCATCAGTTTTATCTTCAACATCATCTTTCTTTTTCTTATCGTCTGTTAGTTTATCATCTTTCTTATCATCATCTTTATCTTCATCTAATTCATTTTCTTCATCTTCTTTAATTTCTTCATCATCAGGATTTAATTCTTTATCAACTTCATCGAAATCTTCTAAAATAGATACACCATCAGCAACATCATCAGCATTATCATCTGGGTCATAAAAAGTAGTAGGGATAAAAGATTTAAGTAGTACTCTGTTCATTCTTCACCTCAGAATTAGATTCATTTTCAGCTTGTTGCATAGCTAACATATCTAGAACTGACTTGTGCATACGTGCATGTAACTTTACATTCTCATACCCTGGTGAATTATTTATTTTAGCATCTTGCCCATGATCCCCATTTAACCAAGCAAGACATGCTACAAATTCTATTTCATGATTATCTAAATCTTGATCTACCATAACTGATGGCATAAGAACTGGCTGATTCATTTCATCAAGTTCTTCTGTTGGTATTGGTTCATTCTCAATAAGTTCAGCAATCTCATTAAGTTGTTTATTTCTATCATCATCTCCTGGAATAAACATCTCAGGAAATCCAAGATACTTAGCAACAATACCAGCATTTTCTGGATGCCTAATAACAGCTTGAATATCTTCATTAGGCATTTCTAATAACTTAAGTAACGCATCCTTCTTTTGTGCCCATGACATTGGTAATGAATTATCCGTCTCCGGTTCAACGCTACCAATTTTTCCACGTAAATCAGCACGCCTAATCCAAATATTAACCCAATTAGAACCAGATTTCTCAACGATTTTTTCATCTTCTTTAATATCATTAATAAAAATCCTAACAGCTTTTTCCTGAACGCGCGCATAAAATGATGTTAATAGCTTATAAACAATAGATAATCGTTGTAGCGCGCGAGCCTGAGATGCGCTATATTCAGCATATGTTTTACTGCCACCTTGCATTGCGCCGCCATAAATAGATGGAAAATCTCCTAATACAAATTGCCCATCAGCATCTATGGATTTCTTAAATTCTTCAGCTTCTTTAGGAAAGGTTGCTGTTTTTAATGTAGTGAATGCATCTGATAACGCGCGACCTGCTGGCATTTGTTTAATACCAAATACTTTACCAGGGCCAGCTTGTACGTTATTATAACTATCAAAGTCTAATACTGCTGGGTCTGCAAATGTCTCTGGAATTCCATATTCCATTGACTGAATTTCAAGTACAACAATTTCACTTCTAATATCCTGAACTGCTTTAGCTGGTAAACCAATAGGTTCAGCATGAATATGAGATGATAATGGATTTTCACTAATAACCCAATGCTCATCCATTGATTCATTTTCTGCTTCAATGAATGTATCATTCATCATTAAGAAGTAAGCCCCTTTAGGGAATGACTTCCTAAGTTTTTTAATAATTTCCTTATCCCCGGCTAAATTAAATTGCCACGGTCTAAACCATACACGGCGCCACGTGACAATATCTTTAGTATCTTCCCAATCAAAATCTGATTGTAATCTAGCCCATCTTCCAGTTTCATGCCCATCTGATGAATTTGATAAACTAATATCATCTCCCGCAACTTCTTGTGCAAATTCCTTATCAGATTCAGTTTCGAGTATTAAATAACCACATTCTTTCTGTACACGAGTAAAATGGGGAATACGAATATTAAGCATTCCATATACTTCAATACATGGACGTGGCTTAATTTCTTCACGATAACCAGTAATTGTTGGAATATCTTCTTCTTCTGTTTCAACTATTGGGAATACTTCCTGTTCACAATATTCACAATAAGCTGTATCATTAAGTAGCTGTTCTTCGGTCCTAAAACTAACATCAATATCAGTCCCGCAGATAGGACAAATTTTAAAATCAGTATATGCCTTTTTCTTACCATACTGGGGAACTTGATAAGTCCCATTCTTTTCATCTTCTTTAGAATAAATATAAGCCGCGATAGTTCCTTGATTGTAAAGAAGATAAAGAGCGCGGATTAACATTAATGTAGCATTATTATTCTTAGCAATAAGCTGACTAATTAATGTCCAGGCGCGCTCCGTTAATAAATCATCTTGATTCTCGGCATCATCAGGAACAAATACAACTTTAGGTAAATCCTGACTTAATGCCGCGATAATTGATTCCCCATGTGCGCGATAGATATTAATAACTTTATCAGCATAATAAGTATCAAGATCTTTTAATACATCATTATCATTAATATTACGGTAATCTTTAACAGCATCATTCCAGAAAACATTATGAATATTTTTCCAGTAAAGATCAAGCAACTTAAGAATTCTTAAATGCTTATCTCGTACAGCTTGATCTCTAGTTTCTACTGCTTTCAGGATAGTTTTAAGAGCATCCTGAAGTTCCTGTGATATCTTTTCCATTATATTATATAGTTTTTACGCTTTTTAATATCCATAATATGTGTGATAATATTTAGTAACACTACACCTATTGTGGTATATATTAAATCTTCCAATTTATCTAAGCGATAATTAATTAAGTTAATAGTGCCATTAACTTGGGCATTAATAACTTCTTGTGTAGTTTGCGCTCTAATAATACATGCCACCATAATTATAATGGCAACAGATAAAATTAGTATTTTAATATTATCATTTAGTTTCATTTACTTTAACCCTTGACCCAGCTTCTAACATTGATCGCATTCTAAGGGGAGTAGGTGGTCTATTTATTCTAATATGATTTTCATTATTGACTAATTGTTTATCTTTAAGACCAACTAATTCAAATAATTTATCTCTAAAATCATTACGTTCAGTCATAACCTGTTCAAGTTCTAATTCAAGATTAAAAATTCTTTCTTTATATAACACTACAACTTCATCATGGTGTTTCTTATCTATGTCGTCTACTTCTACGATACGCAATAGCTGGCTTATTACCTGCTTCAATATTTTCCATGCTACGATAAAAGCTTGTAGCATCTTTTGTTTCATGAAATTTCCTAATGACGCCATCCAATGTTTGACGATTTTTATATTCTTCACTAGATTCCTTTACATATTCATCAGCAGATTCAAGTAACATACGAATCATATCGTATGGGTCATCCCCCTTAAACTCTGCCACATCTTCCGTATTTTTATCTTCCTTCTGTTCATATTGACAGTTAGGAATTATTTCTTGTAATGCTTGTGTTTCCTGCCTAAACAATTGAAGTTTAGGTAAATTATCTTCTATTTCAGGAATAAACATCTTTTCATAGGCTTCATACTTTTCAGTTCCATAATTTCTTAATATCTGCTGTGCCAATCTTTCATTATAATTTTGTCTAAGTATCTTTTCTGGTATCGTTTTCCATCTAAGATATTCATGAAGAAGAAGTTTACCACCTATTCTATCTCGTTTACCAAGTTCTAATTGAATCGGGAAGCCATTATTCTTAAATGCCTCTCCTACTTGTTCAAATATTGACTTAGTTTCTCCACGATGTTGATTAGCACTATGACAAATCTTAACTTTTCTAATACTACTAATCTCATCAGCTGAGAAATTTACGAGATCGCGCACCCATTCATGGATATATTTCTGTTTTTCATTATAAATTCGATAAACATAAACTTGTCCATTAGGTGCAATTGCCCCCCAACCTATGCATGTATTTGCATCCCATCCCCAATCAATAGCAATTATTCGCGGCCACCAACTAGGAATAGGAAATCTATCACAAACATGACATGCATTAGGTGGTTCATCTTTAAATGGTTCAATTCTCCATTCAGTAAAAACTTGTCCCGCGAATGCAAACCAGTCCCCAAATGCTGCACGTCTTTCAGCCTCAGTAAGAAGCTGTAATTTCATCCCATATGTAGCATCAATATGGGGATTGTCATTTAATTCAGCAGGTATAAAGATTCGTTCTAAATATTCATAACTACCTGTTTTAGGATTAAGAACACGTTGTCTTATTCTCTTAAAGCCAAAAGGTGCAGGTTTAATAAACCGTTCATAAACCCACTTATTACCAATATTCCCAGGATTTCCTGCACTTCTAACGATTGCTGGTAAAAAAGGATCTGATGAACGTACACGAGTAAATGATAAATACTGATACTGAAAATACAGAAAATGAGTAAGTTCATCCCAACGTAAACAATGATATTCATCAGTATCATATTCTCGAACATCTTGTTCATGTTCGGCATGGCCTAATCTATCAATTGCTCCATTAGGCCATTTCCATCTTTTCTTTTGTTCATTTAATACAGCACCGGTAGAGGGATAATACTTACGCTGTCTGTCAAGAATTTCTCTCTCAACGTCAGCATAAGTACGACGCATATATAACCCTCTATAATTAGGGTTATTATGGAAACCATATAATATTGGTAATAATACTAAGCACTCACTCTTACCTGGTCCTTTTTGACCACCATAAAATGCTTCAAATATATTAAATGGTAATCCTATAAATCTTTCCTGTTTAGGATTAGGTACCCATTTTTTATTTCAAGTTTCTATAGGTGATGTTACAGATACTTCCATTACTAATCATTCTCACCTGGTAATGGAGAAGTAGCCATTTTACCCGCAAAAATACCATAAATAAATGCGAATAAAGAGATCGCACGTTGATAATTCTCAGGTATCCAAGGAAAATTATCAAATGCTCCAGCTAATCCTATTGCCGTAGCTCCAATAATTGAAAACCACCAGAATAAACTATCTCTTGTTAGTCTCATTTTATTAATCCAATGTGTCTATGTCGCGCGCTCTATGTTTATCTTCTACTAATTCAGGAATAAACTCTACTGTTCCACCTATAATTAACTGATTAAAAGTCTTTGTTTTTATTCCTAAAAAAGTCCAATGAAAGAAATAATCTTTACCATCTATACCACCTATAAATCCATAATTCTTTTTAATAGATTTAATTCTACCCCGCATTTTATCCATCACTACCTCGCATATTCCTAAAGATCGCACGCCATTCTTTAATATCTTCCATATACATACGCCAAAATTCAGCTCTTACTTCAATGGGTTGCCCTTCCATTGCTACTAGAATTATTTTTAACAATAGTTCGATTATTACTGTCGGCATAATTAATTCCTAACACTTGACACATTTCCATAAATTCAATAGGATTATCACATCGAAAGTTAATGGCATGTGCTAATGAATCTCGCCGTGGTTTTTTACCTGCTGAATTTAACCATCTATAATGTTTTTCAATATCTTTATAATTCATAATAGCTACTGCTTTAATGGCTTCTTTCATCCCAATAATTTTAGCCATTCTCATATTCAGCGTATACTCTACCAACAACAGTTCCAGCTCCAGAAGCTAGAGTAATTACAACAGCTTCATTATCATTAGATGTAATATTAACTGATAATGCACCTGGCCCTGATGCTGTAATAGGGATACCAGGAAGTATTTCTGCTCCATTAACTGTAACAGTAAGTAATCCACCAGTAGGTGTAGTATCATAAGACCATATAATTTTATGGATATGATAACTTTGTTTTTCAATCGCGGCTAAAGTAATGACTGCCGCGGTGGCAGCAGCAGGTGCATGTTTAGCTGTTTTAACCTTACTAATACCTATACCTAACATTTTAGCTAACATATTAATCCTCTAATTCCTCTATATCACCGCCACCAGTCATACTACTCATACTAGTAAGGCTACACCAAAATGGACTAACTACACTTACATCAGGTATTTGAAATTCAGACCAACTAATTAGACCGCGCGCTGATAATGCAGGTATTTCTAATTCAGTAAAACTTACTTGACCTCTTGTACCTTTTAATGGTACTTCAAACTCTGACCATGATATTCTACCACGTGTACCAACTAATGGTATTTCAAATTCACTAAAACTAATTAGACCGCGCGATCCAACTAATGGTATTTCAAATTCACTAAATGATACTAAACCACGTGTAGATTCAACTCCTACAGTTGGTACTTCTAGTTCTGCATAACTAATTTGACCTTTAGTACCTTTTAAGGGTGCTTCTAATTCAGCGTAACTTATTAAACCACGTGTTGCCTTAAATGGCGATTCTAACTCTGCAAAACTAATAAGTCCACGTGTAGCTTTGAATGGTGCTTCTAATTCAGCCCATGCAACTAATCCACGTGTAGTACTAGTTCCACCAAAATCAGCATCTACTATTAACCAAGAACCATAAAATATACCATTACCAGATGTATCCCTATATTGACTTCTAAATTGACTATCATCTGTTAATGATAATGCACTAGAACGTACACGAGTTTTAGTATTAGTAGCATTTGATAATGAATCTATATCACTACTACCATCATTTAAATCTGTAGTAGCTGTACCAGCTCCACCATTTGCTAATACTGTTTCATGATATACTGATAAACTATTTACAGACCATTCATCATCATCCCATAATAAAATTTTATTTGTATCTAAACTAGTAGTTCCTTCATTAGCTACACTAAATTGATAGAATGAACGTGTTTTAGTAGGAGTATTAGTCTGTAGTATTATTATTCTACCAGCACGTAATCTACATGTATTGGTATCTGTTTTTATTTGGGCTTTATATGTAGTAGCATCTACTAAAGTTATTGCACTAGAACGAACTAATGTATTAGTTGTAGTACCAGTTAATGTTATTTCACTACCTGATAATGCCGAACCACCAGAATCAGCTAATTGAGCACTAGCAGTACTAGCAGCATTACTAGGAGATAAAAATCCCTCAAAATAAGCTGCTAATGTTCCATCAAGAAATCCAGTTTCATGATAGTAATAAGTTTTTGATGCATCATCTGCATAAGTAGTACCAGTTGTAGTTCCACCAGAACCTAAAGAAAATACTGTTTCTGTTTTAACAATAGTTCCATTTTGTATAAATATTATTCTTGCTGAATATAATGTACAAGTATCACTAGCACCAGTACTTTTAAGTCTTGTCCCATATTGTTTAGCAGTAGTTAAAGTAATTGCCGCACTTCTAACTCTTACTGGTGTAGTACTAGTTGTAGTTACTTCTGCTCCCGATGGTGTACTTCCATCAGTTAAATTTCTTAATTCAATAGAAGCTGTCCCTGCACTTGCAGACATAACAGCTTCAAAATATACTGTTGGAGCTGGGTCCCAATCTCCACTAGTAAATAAGTAGGGGAAATCGAATGATGGTGTAGCATAAGTGGAATTAGCTCTAGTTACACTAGAAGTTTGAAATAAATCTACAACTTTAACTATTTGAGACATTGGAATAGGGCTAAGGAAGCGACCTCCGAAGTCTTAATCCAGTAGCACTAATAGGT